GGTTAATCTTCCGGGGTAAGACCCGTGAACGTTAATCATCGATCAGATGATCTTCGGTCGGAATTTCCCAGACACGCAATCTAGTTTCGTAAGAAACTGAACTTGCTTACCAAATGCCTTACAAACATTTGGGTCTAGACCAGGAGTAAGTTTTACTCTTGTACTTGTATCATAGATCCTCTTTTGAGAGAGAAACACTGGGTGCAAGTAAAAGAACACGATTTATACTTTAAGTAAAGTAATTAAATATAAACCATGAAACTTTTAAGAAACTCAAATAATGTTTCGAACGTCGGTTTTATTAAAGATTTCTCTTTAGTTAAAATTTGACTTCGTCTATTAATGTGAGCTCTACAACTCTCTGATCGCTCTTACTGGCAATTGTATGATAGAATACATCATTTATATTCAAAGAATGGGAAAGTCTTTCTCGTTCTTTATTGTAAAGAATGTACTCGTATTATACAAAAGTTTGTAAGTGGTCATCCTGAACTGGTAACCAACCAGTTCCCGATTGGCCTGAAAGGGGGACTCCCTTCTATAATTCCTGGAACTCTAAGATCTTTAATTAGATCGGGAGATCAGGTTACTACTAGGGGGATTCTTTCTGTATTTGCACTCTACAGGATCTTTAAGATTCCTGGAGTTCTTAAACTGAACACAATTACTGATCCATTTACTGGATTAGACGAAAGTGTACCGGTTTATGAGTGTATAAGAGCAGTAAACGAAATTGGTAGGATAAAGATCTTACACAAATTCAGGTTACTGTTCTTATCTAGTGCAGGCCCTAATTCTTCGGTATCATTTCTTGGTCTATGGAAAGACCTAGAAGCTTGATACCAACAACCGTTGTTGTTTGATAAATTTAAGAGATTCTTGACTTTATCAAATGCCGATGAGTTGTTATCTTTAATGGAAAACTCCAGATTAGAATCGCAAGTTATTTTAAACCAGCAATTCTCTCTTGGAAAATTATCATTAAAGGAAGAAGCGGCAGGAAAGATAAGAGTGTTTGCAATTTGTGATGCTTGAACGCAGTCTGCGTTTAAACCTCTCTCAGATGCAATATTCTCTGTTCTAAAGTCTTTACCGATGGATGGGACTTTTGATCAGGATAGACCTGTACAGTACTTGTTATCTTTATACAAGGACAACAAAATACCGAAAGGGTCACACTTTTACTCTTACGATCTTAGTTCAGCTACCGATAGATTACCGATTAAGCTTCAGACACAATTGATGTCTTTATCTTTTGGAGAGGAATACGCTTCTTTATGAAAGAGTATTCTGGTAGAAAGAGGATGATCCCTAAAGGGTATTCCATATTTCTACTCCGTCGGTCAACCTATGGGAGCCTTAAGTTCGTGGGCAATGTTGGCATATACCCACCACTGTGTAGTACGTATAGCTGCGAATCGGGTTGGTAGACCTGATTTCGCAAACTATGCTCTACTAGGTGACGATATTGTCATAGCTGATGACGCTGTAGCTATGGCTTATCATGAACTTATGACTAAGATCCTAGGGGTTGAAATCAACTTGTTTAAGTCATTGGTCTCCCAGCATTCCTTTGAGTTTGCTAAGAGACTAGTGACGGTAACTGGTGAAGTTTCACCCGTAGGAGCTAAGAACTTACTAGTAGGTGTTAAGAGTTTAAAAGGTTTACCTTCTATACTCTTAGACCTAAAGAATAAGGGCTTTAGTCTTTCCGAGGACCTTGTCAACACCATGTATAAAAGTTGCCCGACTACTCGTAAGAGTAGTCTCGAACGGATATCATGGCTTGTAAAAGGTCCATTTGGGTTTGTTCCTACTGAAGATGGACTGTTATCCCATATAAGGATTAGCAGTTCGCTCTCTTCAATTGCTATGGATAGTTTACTATCTTCTATAGATAAGGCTAAACATGTTCAAGATTTGAACTCGTGAAGCCGTAATCTTAAGAAATCGGATGAGATTTTATTCAAAATCCGATCATCGCTTGGAACAGAGGAGTTACAAAATAACCCTCTATTTGAGCACATTATACAACGATATTGTGATATCGGTGTAGAATTTGCAGATAATATACCTAGATACCGTCTCATGTTTGGAGGACCATTGGTGATGTTTAATTACTATAGGGAAGGTTATGGTTTAGAGTTAATGAAATATATAACTTCTAAAATCAAAGCCGACTCTAAAGTCGTTATGTCACTTATGGATCCTTTCAATCCTGATAGGGTACTCTTACCTCTTTCTCATTCCGTGAAAGCAGAAAATTTCTGACTTCTCGTTAAAGAGATTGAAGATGAGAAATCGTCCTTTAGAGGTTATAAGGGTTTTATCTCATAACATAACATCTGATTCCTAGGATCAGAGGCTAAT